CGATGTTCTGCTTTTGATTTACTGCCAAACAGTGGAAGATATGTACAAGGTCTATAAATGATGCTATCACTCATTGCCTTTTTGCTTGTTTGATCTTCAAATCTAGAAGCAAGTGAGCTAATTGTATCTTCTGTTGGTGCCATTACTTTTCCTGTTTCATCTGATAACCATGTACGAAACGCTGTATCATATGTTGACGTTAAAGTAAACACATCAATTAAATTTGTAAAGCTAGGATCAATAAGTTCATTTGAATCTGGAATATGACTCCATTCAAATCTTAGATCACTGTTTTGTGTATGTGTCGCTTTTCCGCCACTACTATAAGTTCCTGTTGCAGTAGATGTAACAGTAAAGTCAGTTGATGTCGCCGCGGCAATAGTTGCTGTTAGTAAATTTAAATCACCAGCTGAACTAGCAATTGAATGGATACTAACTGTATCACCTACAGCAAATGTATTGTTTGCTGTATATGTAATAGTTCCACTGCCATTAACTACTGCGTTGGTTATAGTAACTTCAGGTGAAATATTTGCATATGAGTCTGGATTATCAGGTCTATCATTTGCATCAGAATCTACAATAGATAAGATAACTTTTGTCGGATCATATATTCCTGATTTAGATCCATCAGTTACAAAGTCATATCCGTATATATAGAATGTTGCATTTGGTAACTCTGTTTTTGTTGTGTCTGTAATTGCAATAGTGTCACGTTTCTTTCTACGTGTTTCACCATCCATATAAAATTCATTAGTAATATTACTGAATTCAATTTGTGATGATGCTAGTTTATATCTAACTACACGTTGAGTCATTGTCCACTTATCAATATTATTACTTGTTGTATAGTTAATATGCAATAACCAATTATTATCCTTGCCACTCTCAAGTGATGTAATATCAAAATCACCTGGCATTGCTGTGTCGCTTGCTGTTGGTAGTGGATCACGTTCTATAATTTCCCATTTAGTATTGGCGTAATCAAACTTTAAAGCAAACGTTTGTTTTGCTTTAATGTAGTCAATAACAGTAGAACGTTCACTTGCTGTAAATTGTCTGCTAAGAGCAGGTACAATTAAATCTAATGTTGCATTGGTTGGGATAGCTCTATCAAGTCCTATTGCTCCTTGATCGTCTGGCGAGATACCTGTAGGGTTTCCACTTCCATTGTCAATACCAAGTCCTTGATTATAAACTTTGTTTACCTGTGCCCAATATGTTCTTGTACCAGAAGTAAATTTTAATAGTGCACCTTGTTTAAGAAATTTTAAGTATGAAGTTTGCTTATCACCAACACCATAAATTGGATAATTCTGTCCTGCATCATTTAATCTAAAATAACCAGTTAATGGATACTGGGTGCTTGCAGTCCATAAGAAGTTATTAACAGTATAATTTGTTTTTAATGCTGTAAATGTATTCAAAAACTTATCGTAATATAAGTTAATCATCTCATCATCACTAACTGCTTTTCTGATATGTTTGTCAAAAACAACAGCCGCACTAACATCACTCATAATTGTTTCTTTAGTGTGTTCAGTTTTTGTTAATATACCATCTGTTGCAAATAAACGTAAGTTGCTATATGCACCAGTTGGATCCTTCATGTCAACATAACGACTAAATCCGCTGTGTGTTCTATTGACTGCTTTAATTTTTTTAACGCTATCTGTTGTTGTAAGTAATAATCCGTTATAATCATTAGCAGTGATCATTCTGTTTTGGCTGGCAAATGCCTGCGGTGCAGATGTTTTAATGTCGTTTAATGATTCACCAGAGCTTGCAGTGTTAATAGTTTTACGTAATTGCACTGTCATTGTTGCACTATACGTGTTGTTGTCTGCGCCTACGTACTTTACATTAATACGTTTAATGCCAATGTCATCTGGACGTAAGCTATATGTTTCGTTTAAACTTGTTCTATGCCAAACTCTTATAATTCCTTTTGGTAAATTACCTAATGTGCTATCAGCAAACTGAATTGAAACTTTATTTCCTGATAATGATTTTACACTAAAAATATCTCTAACTCCAGAAGCCAGGCTATTATATTGCACATTAGTTCCATGTACTTGGTTTACTTTTGTCCAAGTTTTTGATACTGCGCCTTCTGCGTTAATTGTTTGAACCCACACATCTGTGTTGTTTATATTTTCTGAATCTAGATCAAGTGTCATTCCACTAATTGGATCGCTAACATTAAAGTCTTGAAAATCTAAATTACCTTCTTTTAATCCAAAGAAGAAACCTGTGTTATCACTAAGAATTCCTTGCCCATCATTTTTATATAACATAGTAAATGCATTGACTGGATTTGGATCCTTCTCAACATAATTTTTCATATCAGTATCATAATCAACGCTGTATGCATTAAAAATTGTGCTTACACCTTGTGCAATGCCGTTAAATGAAAATGTAAGTTGATCAGAAGTATTGTTTAGATTATAGAATTGATTTTGTACTCCACCAATAGTTACTTGTTTTGTAGGTGATCCATATGGATTTGTACTTGAAAAAATTGCATTCATAACATTAACAAAGTTGTCTAAGTTATCTGCTGTTGTACTATTTTCAAAGTTAAATTCTTGTCCGGCTAGTGTTGTGCCGTTATTACCTATAACGTCTTCGTTTGTTTTTACAGAGATAACTTTAACAAAACCAGATGCAGTTGAATTCCTTCTAGGAGTATATCCGAGGAACTCTGAAAGTTTATAAACTGATTCTGTTTTATCTGCTGTACTTAAAAAGTTATTACGTGCATTTAAATCTACACGGAAAGCTAGACTATGTCCGAACCTTGCTATAACATCTAATAGGCTTACAAATTCTGCACTCTCTACCCAGTCAGTGTAACTTTCAGGATAGTTAGTTCTAATGTACTCCACCATGCTATCACGGATTGTATCATAATCATATGCTTGGAAATTTGCGTTTATGTAGGATTCATATACTGCCGTATAGTCCTCAGCCGCAAATAATTTTGTCTGTCTCTGTGTCTGTGCCATTATTGATCCTCAAACTCTCTGTCAAATTTTAGTTCTAAAGTTGTTTTAGTTGCAGTAGGAACATATGTTAATGTACAGTTAACTTCAATTTTTTGTTCATCAAAGTCAACAGCTATTGTACTGCTATCAACTGTAAAACGTGGATCATAGCTTACAACATCCATAACATCTGTCTTTACTGCATCCACTGTAATCATATCAAGTGGTTGCATTAACATATATGGTAGTATGCTACCAAAGTTTGGATTAGTCCATTTCTCACCTTTGCGAATACTAAAGTGGTTTTTTAAATCACGCTTTGCTAGATCCAAACCAGTTAGCTGTGTTGGTGTAAATGACTTACCTATTGTACTATATCCGTATATCTTACTCATACTAATATTTATGCACAAAAAACCTCGGTTTTTAAGCCGCTTGCTTATTGAGGAAAATTAACTCATCTGGCCAACTAATGTAAGTTTTCCAGCTGTCGTCTTGTATATGTAGGGGGATATTCTTGAATTTATGATTTAATTCGTGATATGTTGGCTTTATTGGTTTGTTTTTAGGACGGTAAAGCTCACCACCCTTTTTCCAGTTGCAGGCTTTACAGGCTGTAGTACAGTTTTCCCATGTACTAGCCCCACCTAATCGCCGGGGCAATACGTGATCTATAGTAAGTTCAGTTTGGGGGAATACATCATGACAATATTGGCATGTAAACTTATCACGTATAAACATATTCCTGCGAGTGAACTTTGCACTTGCCGGAAGGCTGTGGTATCGTTTCAACATTACTACACTAGGTTTGGGCATACTAAAATTTGCACTACGAATTAAATCGTCGTAGTTCTCGATGATCCTAACTTTGTCTAAAAAATAGGCTTTGACTGCTAGTTGCCAACTTATGGTACTTAAAGGACAAAGACTAATTGGTTGGGCATCTGCATTGAGCAAAAGAGTGCTTGACATATTACTTTTTCTTCCATGTCCACACTGCTAAATCAACTGGAGGCCTACCAAAGTCTGGCTCTCCATGTCCTTCTTCAGGTAACCCACCTGCCGCTAGTTCTAATGCTGGTTCAATAAGATATTCCACTTTATCTTTATAAGCCTCATGCATCTCTTCAACGTTTTTCCAATTCCAATTATGTTGTTGGTGACCTCGTGCATATAATGCTTCTTCTTTATCTAAATGTAATCTTACTCTAACGATAAAAATACCGCCAGGCTTAACCCAGTCAATTGCTTT